CAAGAAGAGGGTGATGGCTTTACTGCGCAAATGAATAAATCCATTGCTGAAGGTGTTGGGGGGCTTGTTGATTTAATCAACCCATTTGACGAATATACAGGCTCTGCAGTTACGGGCCTAAAGAGCGTAATGGAGAAGTCTGGCATTCGCGTTGCTGAGGATGCACCTGAGGGATTTGTGGAGAATTTAGGGGCGGGGCTTGGTGGGGCTGCGTCCACGATTATTCCTGTTGCAAAGGGTGCGCAAGCACTTCAGCAGGCAGGTGGATTAGTTGGTCAGGTTGCAAAATCTATTGCGCCTCAGCTTGCTACCCGTGCAGGCGTTACTGCAGAACTTGCTGCGGGAGCAGGTGCTGGCGCTGCATCAGGTGCCGCGAGAGAAGCTGGCTATGGAGAGACAGCCCAAACAATTGCGGGTCTTGCAGGCGGCGTTGGCGCAGGTCTTGCCCCAGCGGCAGCTAGATATGCCGCAACACGGTCGCCAGTTGCGCGGGGTGCCGCAGCGGCAGTCGCACCATTTACTGAGGCTGGGGGCTTCCAAATAGCATCCCGTAGAGCGCAAGAGCTTGCGGGCGGCGCAGCGCGAGCAGCAGATGTCGCGGCTAGAATAAAGCCTGAGACTGAAATTGGCCTTTCCCCTGCGGCGCAAACAAATGAACCAAAATTGCTACAGCTTGAGCAAGCTGCAATGCAGCGCGATCCGAAGGTTGCAGAAAAAATAAACACACAGAGGTTTGAGGCAGAGCTTGCCGCAAGAGAGGCGGTTGGCGTTGAGGGCGATGTTGGGCAAACGCAGCAATTTTTTGCAGATACAGTGGACCAATACATCGCTGCAGCAAGGGCATCAGCTAAAAAGAAGATACCATCTTCTGGCATGGATGAAATTGAGGCAAGCACAATAGTTTCAAACGAATTGCGCCGCGCTGAAAATCTAGCAAAGCAGCAGCAGAAAAAACTGTGGGGCGCTATTCCGCAAGGCACGGTTGTAGACGTTACTGAAGCCAGAGCATACGCAGACACGCTGAAAAAAGAACTTACAAAGTACAACAAGCCAGACTTGCCCGATGAGGTCAGAAAGTTTTTGCGTGCGACAAAGAAAGAGCCTACGCAGAGTATTAAGGAGCTAAATTCTTTATACTCCACGCTGCGAGACACAGCCAGAAATGCATCTTCTGGCGATAAGGTAAACCGCAACAAAGCACGCCTTGCGAACGAAATGGCAGAAGAAGTGCTGAACGCGCTTGACGACTTTGATGGCCCTATTGCTGCAGCCCGTGATTACAGTCGCATTATGCACCAAAAATTCTCACAAGGCACAGTTGGTGATTTGTTGAAGCGCACTGTTCGCGGTGACTACAAAGTTGCCCCAGAAGTCGCATTGTCACGAACTGTCGGTCGCGGCAAGGCTGAGGGATATGTGGCTCAAAAAGATATAGCCAATGCACTAACTGATGCGCCAGACAGCGGAAAGGCAATCAATGCCACAGCAAATTATCTTAGAAATAAGTTTAATGAAGCTGCCTTTACCGCTGGCGAATACTCTAGAAATAGCGCTGCAAACTTCCTGCAGCAAAATAAAGCGTTGCTTGATGAGTTCCCCGCAGTCCGCAGGGAAATAGACGAAGCGATGCAGTCGCAAACTGCAGTAAAAGCCGCAGAGCAAAAAGATTTAGAAGTTTTGAAGTTCGCGCAGTCTAACCCAGATACTGCAATAAAAACTGTACTTCAGGCGCAAAATCCAAACAAGGCAATGGCAACGCTTGTTGCTACGGCAAGAAAGGATAAAAGCGGCAACGCTATGGCTGGCCTTAAAAAGTCCGTTTCTGACTTAATTATGTCAAAGTCATTTAAGCAATTATCTGCGCCGCGTGCAGTTGGCGATCTGACATCTGAGCTGCGTGGAACTTCTATGGCAGAGGCGCTAGATGACAAATTTATATCTGCTATCGCAAAACAGGTCTACTCAGAGGCAGAGCTAAAGCGCCTAAATGTCATAGCAAAAGAGCTTCAAAGCCTAGACAGCGCAAGATTACTGCGGGAGACAGGAAACACGCTAGAGGCGTTTAAGCCTAACGTAATTACATCTACAATAGGCCGCATAATCGGTGCTAGAGCGGGTGCTAAATTGGGCGGTGGTTTTGCTGGCGGCCTGCAGTCTGCACAAATCACTTCCAACAGGGTGCAGCAGTTCCTAGCAAAAATCACCAACGACAAAGCTCAGCAAATGCTGCAGGATGCGGTAACTGATCCAGAGCTATTTAGGGCGCTGCTGCTTAATGTTAATATACCTAAGAATTATGGTAAGATAGAGAAGACCTTAGCGCCGTATGTGATTGGTGCAGTAGCAGGCCAATTAGAAACGCAGGAGCAATAACATGCAGCCAAAAGCAAAAGACACACGCGAGATTGAAGGCATCCTGCAAGACGCAATTGCGCAGGCTGTAGACTTTGTTGAGAGCGAAATTACGCAAGACCGCATCAAAGCCCAGCGCTATTTCGACGGTGAAGTAGACATTGGCTATGAGGATGGTCGCAGCAAGGTAGTCGCAACAAAAGTGCGCGACACAATCCGCGCAGTCAAGCCAAGCCTTATGCGTGTGTTTATGTCCACTGCAAAGCCTGTTGAGTTTGTCCCACGCGGCCCAGAGGATGTTGCCCTAGCAGAGCAAGCAACAGAATACATGCATTACGTGTTTAACCAAAACGATGGCTACCGTGTGCTGAATGATGCATTCCACGATGCCCTTGTAAAGAAAACGGGCATTGTAAAAGCATACTGGGAAACCAAGTATCGCGCAGAGATATTCACGTATGACAATCTGACAGACGAAGAATACACAATGATTGTCTCTGATGATGATGTGACGATCCTTGAGCATACGTCCATATCATCTGTTAGCGCAGATGAGTTCGGCACAGAGGTAGAGCTTCCAACGCATGACCTAAAGATCAGCAGACAAATGCCTGAAGGTAAGATGCGCTTTGAGAGTGTGCCGCCTGAAGAGTTTTTCATTAACTCACAGGCGCGCAACATAGATGAGGCTTATGTTGTGGCGCACCGCACAGAGATGCGCGTGGGTGAGCTTGTAGAGATGGGCTATGATTTTGAGGATGTGTATGACCTAGATAGCCTATACGGCGCATCAGACCTAGATAGCCTATACGGCGCATCAGACATCTCAGAGGCTGAAACTATAGAGCGTCAGGGCTACAGCCAAGATGACTACGAGGATCAATCAGGCGATCCCGCAATGCGCAGCGTGGCGATCACAGAAGCCTATATGAAGATTGACGTAGATGGCACAGGCGTACCTGTCCTGCATCGTTTTATCTGCGGTGGCAGCAATTATAAGCTGCTAGACTTTGAGCCAATCGACAACATCCCCTTTGCCGTGTTTGAGGTTGATCCAGAGCCGCACACATTCTACGGACGTTCGCTTGCAGAGATTGTCATGGATGATCAAGACGCAAGCACAGCGATCCTGCGTGGCGTATTAGACAACGTAGCCATGACGAACAACCCGCGCATTGGCATCGTAGATGGCGCAGTGAACATTGATGATGTGCTAAACAACGAAATCGGCGCAATCGTGCGCATGCGTCAGGCAGGCTCAGTGCAGGAGCTAACAGTACCATTCACTGCAGGCCAGACGTTAGGCGCACTGACGTACATGGATCAGCTTGTAGAGAACAAAACAGGCGTATCGCGTGCATCAATGGGGTTAGACCCAGACGCTATGCAATCCACAACCAAGGCTGCAGTTCAAGCAACTATCCAAGCGCAAGCTGGTCAGGTTGAGGTTATGGTGCGCAATCTTGCTGATGGCATGAAGAACCTATTTAAGATCATGCTTCACCTGCACGTAAAGCACTCTGATGAAGAGCAAATGATGCGCATGAATGGTCGCTTTGTTCCTGTTGATCCTAGCGTCTGGAATGCTGACATGGATGTATCTATCAACGTAGGCTTAGGCACAGGCCGCGAAGAAGAGAAGATGATGGCGTTGCAGCAAGCGTTCAGCATTCAGCAGCAAGTATATACACAATATGGCCCATTT